GTTGCTGTTGAAGCAGCACCTGGCTTGGCAACCTTGTAAATTGTACGAACAACTTCACGGTTGATCTCTGCTAGGATCTCTTGTGAAAGAATGTTTGACAACTCACTCTCAGCATCAAGACCATGAATTGCCTTCAAGTCTTGTGCCAACTCTACAGTGTATTCTGCCTTTAGAGCACGTGTCTTGGCTGTAACGGTTGTCTTCTCGATTGAGAATGCCATTTCACCAAAGTTTGTGCCTGTTCCTAGGTCTTCAGCAGTTGCTGTTGACATACCAAGACCAGTTGTGTATGTACCGTCAACTGGGTTTGAGCCTTGGTGGTTAGGGGTTGTGCCTGAGAAGTCAGTGTCAGCCTCGTTGAATAGGGCTTCTGTTCCAGCCATTGTGCTGTAACGTGACTTCATTGCGAAGATCAAACCTGTTGGACCTGTCATTGGCTGAACGCCAGCAATGTCATATGCCATCAAGTTTGGTAGTGAACGACGAACCAATGAAATTAGAATTGGATCGTATGTGTCTAGTGATCCTGCTGCTGCTCCACCTGGTGATTGACCGATGTTGTTAGCTGGGATTGCCTCGAAAAGAGCTGTTCTCTCTTCACGAGTTGCTCTCTCTTGGTTCTCCAAGATAACAGCAGTTACGGCACGCTTATACTGGTCGGCGATGGCTGGTAGAGCCTCGTGATCCAATACTGGCGCCCACTTCTTTTGAAGATTCTCTGATAAAAACATTTAAGTTCTCCTGGTTAATTACGTTTAAACCTTAATAGTATTTATATAAGTTTTGATTTCAAAATCTTGTTCTTGACAACATTTCTGCATATTTAGAAACTGTACTTGAAACTTCTTGAACTTCTGAATGTTCGGCATCCTCAAAAATTGGTGATGCTACATTTGACTTTGGGAAGAAGTTAGCCTTAATGACTGAAACCTTTTCCTCAAAAAGTTCTTCAGAATCAAACTCTACATCTTCAACTAGTCCACGAAGTTTCTCTACTTCAGTTTGTGCTAGATCCGATGAAACTCTATTTAAAACAACTTCACGCTGAACTGATTCCAACTGCTCTGACAATGAAATTGCTTCATTCATTTTCTCGTTAACTGCTTCTGTTAACTCGTCGATCTTGGCTTGCATTTCGCCTAGAACGTCATACTTGTCTTCTGGGACCTCAATGTAGTGTTCTGAGAATAGAACCTTCAAGCCTGCAATGAAATCTTCAGTAATTTCGTTACGAAGACCGTTTTCAACTGCAACTTGATTGCTCTCCAACCACTGCTCGGCAACATAAGTTAGATATGCGTCAACCTTATTAACTAAAGCCTCTTGCATTTCGATAACTGTGTTTGCTGCCTCTTCTGCTAGGATGTCTTGTAGTTGCTCAATTTCGTGTGAAACACGTGCTGTAACAACTGCCTCGAACAATGATGCTGCCTTTGACTTGAACTCTTCTGAAAGATCAGTCTCTTCAGCAAACAATGATTGAACATCATTTGCCAACTCTTCTTTCATCTTCTTCATGGCTGCTTCCTTCTTGGACTCGCCATCTTCGTCCTCGTCCTCGTCCTCGTCCTCGTCCTCATCATCTTCCATCTTGGCTTCAGCAACAACTTCCTCGTCCTCTTCAGCCTCGTCATCCTCTTCTTCGATCAACTCGTACTCTGCCTTCTCTTCATCTGACAAAGCATTGTACTCATCTTCAGAAATGACATCTTCGGCCTCAACCTCAACTGACTCACGGTGAACATTACCCTTTGAGTTTTGTTGATTGACAACTGATGCTGGGTCGGTTACGGTTGTGAAATTTGGTGCCTGACCAGCGCCCTGACCTGCTGGTAGTGTACCATCCTTTGACATCTTTGATGATTGAGTCTTACCTTGTGTATCCTCATCATCCTCAGAATCAATAGCTGCATCCTGTGATGAACCTTGCTTCATAGGTGCCTTTTCCATTGCGCCTGCTCCTGCTGCCAATGGTGCAGCTGACTTAACGTTAGCTGACTTAGAGCCCTTTTCAAGGACATCAACCTGTGGCTTCATTGAAGAACCCTGAGCCATTGGAGCCTCTTCCTTGTTCTTACCCATTCCTGGGAAGGCTTCGTCTAGCTTTTGAGTCATCAATTCGCGGATTTTATTTTCTACGGACATTGACTTTCTCCTAATTTGTTGAAACTAAATTGTAATATTATTTATACGTATTATACCTTTGAAATCTTATTTAAGAAGTTTTCAAACATCTTATATTTAACTTCTTCTAATTGCTTTCTATTTGCTTGTTCAATTAGCTTTCTTGTTTCATCAATATTTTGATATGTCCAAGAACCATCAACAAACATCCATTCTTTATTTTCCATGATGCCTTGTACAAACGCATCTGGAGCTGAAGGATCTGCCACGATATCGGCAGCAGTTGCAAGATAGAAATCATCCTGAACTTCGTTAATACCATCATTGTTTTCTTTCAATGATCCTAGTCCTCTAGATGAAACACCCAATTGTGCACCACCCTCAATTAAATTCTTAACAATGTTTCCCATTGGTGTGTCAAGAATTTTTGCACGGCCAACATAGTTGTTGCCGTCTTCCTTTAATGAAGTAATAATATGTGAAACACGATCTAGATTGATGGTTGGTCCGTCTGGATGTCCCAACTCACCAAAAGCACGCTTGGCGTCAACATATTCCTTCATGTAACGAGCAACTTCACGCTCCATTACACCCTTTGGATAAATTCTTTTGTTGCGATTGGCAACTTCACTCTGTAGGAAAATACCTTCAATGAAAAGTCCCTTTCCTTTTTCTTCAGAGATTACTTGCACACTCTCAACAATTTCTGCAATAAGTTTCATGAGAACTCCTTATTAATTTACGTTTTGGTTCAAATGTTGTGCGTCAGAATAACCACTAACCTTGGTTAATTCAACAACAACTGTGCCACCGTTTGCTGGTGTAGCAATTACAATGTCACTGGTATTTTCACGATTATCAGTCCAGCCATTGAATTGCAATTCATCTGAACCACTTAATTTCCATGTAACTACAGAATTTCTAGTAATTGTTGCTGTCTCATCATAGGCGCCAATTGACCAAGTAACACCTGTAATGTTAACTACAGGAGATGCACCAAATTGACCCTTGAACAATTTATGCGCTGAGCCAACACCAACATCTGCTATGTCAACAACAGTAGGAGTTGTTGCGGTTGCATATTCGTAACTTGTCGCTAACTTAATTGTACTACTATCCACTACAACAACATAGTAGGTTTCTTCGTCAGTCAACCCGTCAACAACTGTTCCGCCGCCATCTGAATAAACAACTCTATCACCTGTTGCAAACCCATGTGAAGTAATTGTGATAGTGTCGCTTGCTGCACTAACAACTGCACCAGAAGAACCATCAAACGTTTTAGTTGTTCCGTAAAGAATGGTACTATCTAGATCGATAGTTTCAGAAGCATTGTTTCCTGAAACAGCAACTACACAATGTATTGGCGTGTTTTTTAAAACTGTTATTGCCATCTCTTATTCCTTTTTAATCTTTATGAACAGTTATTTTTCTATTTCCACCTTTGGACTGTATCTTTTTTGCAACGTTTGATGCGTGCCCATGGGATGAAAATGATTTCCATTTCTTACCGTTAATATGAACAGAATGTGATCCAGAATTACTTGAACGACGCTTGCTGGCATAATAGGAACTGCGCTGATAATTTCTTTTTGCGGCTTCCCAAGTTCCTCTTTCTGCATGACGATCACGAATACTATCATATTCTTCTTCATCAATCTTTTCAACACTTTCTTGCATTTCAGATTGCATATACTGAGTTGCAGATACAAGATAATCTTCTGCCAATGTTAGTTTACTTTGAACCCATTCTGGAAGATTTGTATCCTCTTCTAACATATCATGCATTGCCTGTGCATTTCTGATGATAGTTCTTAAAGAAGATTTAGCCATATCACCTTCGTAATTATATTCGCCGCGCTCTTCGGCTGTTTCTTCCTTTAACTTACGACGACCATATGCTGTAGATGGAAGAACAGAAGGATGAAGGTCCTTTTGAATAATAGAAGCTACAAATTTATTCTTCTTTTCTTTGTTCGCCTTTTTTACTTCGCCTTCTTCGATTGCATCTTCCTTCATAGCCATTTTTGTGGCAGTGGCATACATGACTTCTTTTGCTCTATCGCCATATCTCTTACGGAAGTCCTTGAAACTCTTTTTCATTGACTTCACGATTTCTTCTCTTTTTTTCATGTCTGCATCAGACATTTTATCTTGATTCTCAGCCATTTGACTTTCTCATTGCTTTCATGTCAGCCTTTGCCAACATACGTGCCTTTTCTTCTTCTGGACTTCTAACTTTCTTTGCCTTCGGTGCAGGAGCAACTGCTGGAGTTTGCGGCTTGGCAGTTTGCTGCATTTCTCTTCTCTTCTTCTCTGCCTGATATGCTGCCTTTGCTGCGGCTGGATCCATAGGACGCTTGCCCGCAGAAATTGCTGCCTCAGAAACACCCTTCTTCTTTTTACGAAGCAACTTGAAGTCATGTGCATCCAACTTATCATTCTTGTTCATATCAATCTTGTGTTGACCACCCTTCAAGGCTTCATTTGTTTGTTCAACTTCTTCTTTGTGGACTCCTGTTCCAATTCCCTTTTTCTTCCAGAAATCAGAAGGCGACTTTTTATATGAACGCATAGAATCTTTACTATCACTTGGCTGTGGACGCATTGTGTTACGTCCTGCTTGTGTTGAATTACTTGTGTCAGCCTTTGCTAATGGCTTTGCTGATTGTCCAACCTTTTTTACATACTCATTCTTTTTTGCTTTGTTGATTGCATTGGCTTCTTCAATTTCTTCCTCGCAATCTTCACACTCTTCTGTGTTGAACATTGAATAAGCAACTTCATTTTTCTTTTGTGATAGAGCATTGTCAATTTTTGTCATCATGATTTGATCAAACATTTTTTCAGCATCGAAACTATTTCCAGTTTCAATGGCATCAATCATATCTATAATGTTTTCGTAGATGTTATTATCCATGTTAGCTTCCTCGTTTTGTTTTTTCTTTGCAAGATATTCTTGGTGACTAATGTCCATTTGTCTACCTGTAGCTCTCAACAATCCCTTGCCTCTTTTGTACATTCTTTTTGTATCATCTTGCTTTGAAGCACGATCAAAATCGGCAGATGCCTTTGATTTATATGAAGCATATGTTGACTTTTCTAGCTCATTTAAATTATCCATCTTGTTCTTCCTGATCTTGTTGTGCCTGTTGGCTGTGTGAATTTACCATGTCATCATGGGATTTCATTATGTTTTCGTGAGCTGCTTTTTCTTGATTTTCAAGATCCATTTCTTCAATTTCTTCATCTGTAAATTTCAGAATGTTTCTCTGAATGTAAGTCTTACTTACATATGTTCCGTCAAACTGAGCAAGCTGTGATAGTAATTCAACTCTTGAACGAATTAATTCTTGGTCTTTACTTTCTGAATAATATGCATCCTGAGCAAAGTCAAACTTGATATCTAAATGCATATTTTCCCAATCTTCTTCAGTAATAATACCTTTAAGTATTAACTGTGTTTTCAAAAGATCATGGAAAATTTTAGAAAATTGTCTACGAAGTTTATTAACAAACTTGGTAAACTTTAATTCGTCACGATTAATTTCTGCTGCTCTACCAAAGTTTAATCCACTTTGTTGCTGTAATCTTGATACAGGAACATATAAACTTTCATAAAGTTTTCTTTGGAAATATTCAATGTCGGCAATCTCACCTAAGTTCTGTCCGCCTGGCAATGTATCAATTTGTGTTCCTCTTCCACCTTCACGACGAGGCAACCAAAAATCTTCCAACATACTCATTGTCTTTTTATCATCACGAATCTCACCTGTATTGGCATCGTAAACCATTTTGTTACGATAACGATTCATGATGTCTTTTAGATATTGTTCTGCCTTTAA